GATTTATACGCTGCGACCGTGGCTGGTGAAATTGGAGCAGAATTATTCTTTACAACTACTTCCCGAGCTAGACCATAATGAATATTTTTCTGAACATCTTGTCGATGGTCTTTTAAGAGGCAATATTGAAAGCCGATATAAGGCATATGCCACCGCCCGCTTAAACGGGTGGATGTCAGCAAATGATATTCGAGAACTTGAGAACATGAATCCGATTGAAGGTGGGGATATATATCTTGTCCCTCTTAATATGCAGCCAATAAATTGGTTGGTAGGAGAAAAGCCCAAAGAGGAACCAAAGGAAGAAGCCCCGGGCTCAAAAGAATTAAAAAATTTAGAACAACGTAAAGCACGGGCAGGAGCACGTAATAAAATTCGAGCAGCATATAAAAGATTATTCGTAGAGGCCGCGACAAGAGTAGTAAATAAAGAAACTCTTGCGATTCAAAAAGCAGCATCCAAATATTTAAAACGAAAAAGCAATGATTTTGAAGTCTGGCTGAAGGAGTTTTATGAAGATTTACCGGATTATATTAAAAAGTCTTTTTCTCCCGTACTAATGACATACGCGGAAGCGGTTCAAGCTGAAGCGGCTGTGGAGATAGGAGCAGGGGTTGGTATGACCTCAGAATTAGAGAAGTTTGTTAATAGCTACCTTGATGGGTTTTCGGATCGGTATATCAAATCTTCCTTTGGCCAGCTACAATTTCTTATACAGGAAACAGATGCAGAAGAGCTGAAAGAAGTATTGGAAACCAGAATCGACGAATGGGCAGAAAGAAACCCTGGCAAAATAGCCGCAGATGAAACAGTTAGATCAGAAAGCGCTATTGCAAGACAAGTATTTTTAGCAGGAGGGATAATTGATTTAGTTTGGCAGGCAAGCGGAGATTCATGTCCATTTTGCGCTTCTCTAAATGGAAAACGAGTAGGCATAGATCAACCGTTTCTTGATTCGGGAGATTTAAAAGTAGAAGGGGAAGAAAAACCAATGAAAATTTATGGACCTAAATTCCATGCGCCAATACACCAGGGTTGTGTATGTAGTATTGTAGCGGGTTAGAATAGGAGAAAAGGAAAATGAAAAAACAGAAATCAAAAACAAACACCAAAATTGAAAGACGGATTTACGCGGTCGCTGAACTTAGAACCAATAAAGATAAGGATGATAAAGCCGGATTAACGGGTTATGCTGCGGTTTTTAATGCTTTATCAGAGGACCTCGGAGGTTTCCAGGAAAGGATAGACCCCGGAGCGTTTAAAGAAACGATTAAAAAAGCAGATGTTCGGGCATTGTGGAACCATGATGCTAATTATGTTTTGGGGCGCACTACGAACGGAACGCTAGAACTCGAAGAGGATGAGAAGGGGCTAAAGATTGATATCTCTCCACCTGATACGCAATGGGCAAGAGATTTGATGGAAAGCATTAACCGGGGGGACATTGATCAGATGTCTTTTGGCTTCCGGGTTGTCAGCGATAGATGGGAAACAAAGAACGAAAAAAATATCAGAATATTAGAAGAGGTTTCTTTGTTCGATGTTTCCCCTGTTACTTTCCCGGCTTATCCGGATACTGAATTACAAACAAGATCAGCAATGGAAACAATCGGGCTTGATCAGTCTGCTATTTCTCAGGTTTTAGTGAGAGCAGAACATGGTCTCGAAATAACTGAACAAGATCGTGCAATAATTGAAACGAATATTAACATTCTTAAAAACATTATCACCTCCAGGGCGACCCCTGGAGAAGAGGAGACTAAAAAAAAGGAGACCCTTTTGGAAGAATCCTTGGCAGAAGCGGAAGCAAGAGAACGTAAAATAAAGTTATCAAAACCAAAGGAAAAATCATGGATATAATAAAAGAAAAATACCAGGAGCGCACCAAGTTGTGGGAAGAGATGAAAAAGCTCAACGACAAGACACTAGAGGAAAAGCGAAAATTTACTGCTGAAGAAACAGAAAGTTATGGAAAAATGGAAACTGATTTTGAAGCTTTAAGCGATGAAATAAGGGACCTGGAAAAAGCAGAAAAAGAAAGGTTAGAGCGGAAAGTAAGAGACGAAAAACGAGACCAGTTAATGAAAGCAACTCCTAAAACACCTATCGAGCCTGATCTTACTTCTGGCAAACAGTTGAATGAACCAAAAAATTATAGAGCAACCCCGGAATATGAAGATGCCTACCGATCTTTCTTGGTCAATGGGGTTTCCGGACTTAGCAACACCGAGTTAAGGGCATTGCAAGCCGATTCAGATATCACTGGTGGCTTCCTTGTAGCTTCTGAAAAGTTTGTTGCTACTCTTATCAAAGATTTAGAGGATGCTGTTTTTGTACGACAACATGCAAAAGTAATCAAACTTCCCAAAGCCGAATCAATTGGGTTTCCTGAGCTCACAACAAGGATCGGAGATCCGGAGTGGACTGCGGAAATCAAGATTGGCAGCGAGGATAGCAATATGAGTTTTGGGAAAAGACGAATGATCCCTCATCCTTTAGCGAGATACATCAAGGTTAGTAAGGAGCTTATCAGGACATCGACTATTAATGTAGTTGATGAAATTAAAAGCGGGCTTGCGTATGAATTTTCTACTGTTGAAGAGAACGCTTTTCTTAACGGTACGGGAGCAAACCAACCTCTAGGGGTTATGGTAGCCAGTGACTCTGGGATTACTACCGATAGAGATGAGAGCACGGGCAATACCACTACAGCGATTAAAGCCGATAATTTGATTAATGCTTTGTATAAGCTGAAAGCACAATATCGGAAAGATGCGCGGTGGGCCTTCCATAGGGACGCATTGAAAATGATCCGCAAGCTTAAAGATGGAGAAGGTAACTATCTCTGGAAAATAGGGATTGCCGGTGATAAGCCTAATACTATTCTTGACCATCCATATGACGAAAGTGAATATATGCCGAACACTTTTACGACCGGACAATATGTAGGCGTTCTTGGCAACTGGAAATACTACTGGATAGCGGATGCTTATGATATGGAGATACAGGTTCTTTTGGAAAAGTGGGCGGACACCAACCAAAATGGTTATATTGGCCGCAAAAAAACCGATGGCGCACCTGTGCATGAGAACGCTTTTGTGCGTGTTCAATTAGGTTAATTATATTGAGAAGGAGAAAATTATGAATTTACTTTATAATAGTGAGATTATCGGATCAACCAATGTAACTACTGCCGATAGTACCACTTATGGAAAGCCTTTTAAAATGGATGATGCCGAAGGATGCCTATTCATAGTGGCTGGTACCAGCACTTTGAAATCAATAGGTTCCAGCGCTTATCTATCTGCGCAATGTTGCAGTTCTACCGGCGGAACATTTGTGAAGGTTGGTTCAACAACCGTGTGTAAATCCACCGAAGGAGGCATTGGCGGAAAGAGAATGATGGTTTTAGATCTTTACAAGCCAGTGCTGAATAATCGACCCTACGTGCGTAGTGCGCTTAGGGGTTCAAGTGATATCCATACCGTAGTAGCTATTAAGTATGGGATGCGTGCTCCTGGAGCAACGGAATTGAGAGATTATTCCCAGATAGCTTATGGCGCCGATATCGGTGGAACTACTTAAATAATTATGTCCGGGGTTACCTTTTAGTAGCCCCGGGTACTTCTTTAGGAGGTGAAATTTATGCCTAGCACATATTCAACGGGTTATGCATCGGGTAGCATCTACAGGGAGCAAGGCAATCAAAGGGAGGTTTTTTCTAGCGGTTGCCAGGCTGATTTTGAAAATGGGTCGGTATTAAACATAGAGGGTAAGATAAATTTAAACAGCGTAGTAAAATCTACCGCCAAGACAGGGATCAGTCTACCTAACTTTGGGTTGTCTGTCCTTGAAAGTACCCGCACATCGCAGTCTGCTACCCTTGCAGGGCCCAGAGCGGGATCATTGAAGTTTATTAGTTTTTCTAACCCAACATCCGGGTCAACCCACGGGGCTAAACACATTCATTCATCTGGCGGGGCGGGCTTTGGTTATGAAAGCGGACTAACACTCATTGCTTCCAGTAATTCTACCATATCAGGGATAACCTTAGTGGGAGAAAGCTCCCAAAAATGGCGGATTGTAGGGATCGCTTGTACTGAACTTGATATGATCAGTATTTCAACGTCAACAGCTTAATAAATTGAAAGGAGTTTTAAGTGAGCAAAACCAACAGTAAAAAACAAGATACAGTTGATTTAAAAAAACAGGTTCCAAAAGTTTATGGTAAGATAACTAACGGGGATTTGCTAGTGGAAGGAGGTATCCCCAGAACTCGTAAAAAGGTTGCTATAGTTGGCTTTGCTCCTACTTCTATGCGAGACGTACAAGCTTTTTTCAATGATCCGGATATGGAAATATGGGGCCTAAATCAACTGTATCTTGCCTTCCCTGAAATTGTGGGGTATGCAACCCGATGGTTTCAAATTCATAGCAGGGTTTCATATGACAATGCTATCCGGGACATAAAACATCATGAATGGCTATCAAAACAAGTGAAGTTTCCTATCTACATGCAAACAAAAGAGCCAGATATCCCAATGAGTATCCCTTTCCCCGTCAAAGAAATAGGGGAAGCATTCCCTCGAAAGTATTTTACGAATTCGATTAGCTGGGAAATTGCTCTCGCTATTTACGAGGGGTTTGAGGATATTCATATTTATGGTGTTGATATGGCACAAGAAGACGAATATTCAGAACAGAGACCAAGTGTCGAATATTTTATCGGAATAGCAGACGGTAAAGGGATAAATCTTTATGTTTCTCCGGTTTGCGATCTTTGCAAAACAGTGTGGCAGTATCCCTTTGAAGATGATGCTCCTTTCCGGATCAAAGTAGATGGTCGGCGTAAAGAATTAAGAGAACGAGTCGGGCAATTGGCAGCGCAAGAACAAGGCATGCATGATCAGAGGATGCAACTTTTGGGAGCATTGGAAAACATGAATTATATTCAGAAAACCTGGAGTAATAGTATCAGGGAACAAACCCCGGGGCAGATTATACAAAAAAGGTAATCAGGAGTTTTAAAATGCCGACAATATCAGGAAGTTATGAAGGGCAATTTTATAGTACTAATGTTGCTTCTATTGGTGATGCTAGTACATATACAACTGCAAGCGACAATATTATCGATGTTACCCATGCGGCCTCAATTGCCTTGCAGGGTAGCGCTGTCTGTGGAACATCGGCAAGTGGTGATGTGCTATTTCGTATTTTGGCAAGAGTCAACAAAGACTGGGATGAGATCACAAATCCGTTTACGTCTCTAACATTAAACCAAATAGTCAATACTACCGCCAGGGGAACGATATTGGTAAACTGTAGAGATGTGGAAGCATTAAAAATTGGAAGTATTGAAAATACCGCGACATCAACTGACAACGGAAGCCTTGCGGAAGTTAATTGCAAGTATTCAATAGGATTTTAGAATCAATTCCCCACGGTTGGAATATGTGGTTTCCTCGGCATGATGTGACAGATGCAAAGGAGATAAAGCAATGCGATTAGAAACAGTTACATCAGCAACCGCCGAACCCGTTTCTTTAGGTGAGGTGAAACGGCATCTTCGACTCAGCACGGCCAGCACGGACGAAGGAGACGAATTAGTCCTTAACGGCCTTATTGTCGCAGCCCGGCAGCGGGTTGAGGATATTACTAACCGCTGTTTAATGACTCAAACTAAAAAAGTTTATTTTGATGAATGGCCAGATACAAATTATTTTGATATCCCCCGGGCCCCTCTTCTGGGGGTAGAATCTACCGGAGTCATTTATAAGGATTCCGATAGTAGTTCTATCACGATGCATTCAACCGGGGACAATCAGTGGGGGGTAGATACTATATCGGAACCTGGACGGGTAGTATTAAAAAATAATGAGGATTGGCCGTCCGAAACTCTTTATGATATCAATCCCATCAGCATTCAATTTATTTGTGGATATGGGACTACCGACCAGGGCAATCCTGCCAAAGTTCCAGAACCCCTCAAATTAGGTATCAAGCTGCTAGTAGGCCATTGGTTTGAAAACCGAGAAAACACCATCGTGGCTCAAACTATAGCTAATATTCCAGAAGGGATTGAAGCCCTGTTAACTCCTTATCGGGATTGGAAATTTTGAAAAAAAAAATATTGATCATAAAGCTAGGATATTCAGAGACGCTTGATCCTGAAATCGGAGGCTATACAAGCCTGGGCGATGTGCTGCGGACCACCCCTATTTTGCATTGTTTTAAAAATGATCATATTACCTGGCTGGTCGATGAGTCTGCCTATCCACTCTTAAAAAACAATTCCTTCATTAACCGAATATTATTTTATAATCTCACTACCGTTTTGCAATTACAAGAAGAACAATTTGATATTGTTATAAATCTTGAAAAGGTGCCGGGCATTTGTGCCCTTGCTGGTAACATTAAGGCCTGGCTAAGATTTGGATATCGCTTTGATTCAGCTTTGGGTGAAGCCCGATCTTACGAAAATAGCCATAATGCTTTCCAGGTTTATAATGATTTGGAGAATAAAAAGCAGGCCAGGCATATATGGCAGGAAATATTATTTGAGATGATAGGGCAAAAATGGCATGGAGAAAAATATATCTTTGCTGAAAGGCCTAAGACAAACAATAACATAATCGGATTAAACTATTTAATCGGTCGAAAATGGCCCAGCAAGGCATGGCCAAGAAAAAAATGGGACGATCTTTCAAAGCTTCTTGAAAAAAATGGATATGAGATAAGCTGGCAGGATGGGCGCAACGATCTTGAAACTTACATTGATTGGGTTAATCGATGTAATGTTATTATTACTGCTGACAGTTTAGGCTTACATCTTGCTATTGCATTACAAAAAAATATCATTGCTCTCTTCGGGCCTACTCTGGAGCATGAAGTATATTTATATGATCTTGGCTATAAAATACTACCAGATGCTACCTATGATTGTATTCCATGTCTAAAAAATCAATGCAGGGAAAAGGTTCCCTGCATGGACACCATATCGATTGAAACTGTTTTTAAAAAAATTAAGGAGATCACTTGGTGGGGAAAATTGCAGTCCCTCAAGAGTTAACTTATGTCGGAGTGTTCTTGACATTTCGGTGCAAATTCCATTGCTCTTACTGTATTAATAGATCCGGGACTTTGACGTTTGGGAATGAATTAACGGCTCAGCAATGGGTTACCGGGCTTAATAGATTGAACATAAATAAGAATCTCAAAGTTCCCATTACTCTTTCTGGCGGCGAACCTTCTATGTTCAAGGGATGGGTTGATGTAATTTCAGGGCTGGATACTGATTTTTATATAGATATCCTGACGAATCTTGATTTTGATATATACGATTTTATAAGTAAAATTCCGCCAGAACGATTACAGCGTGATGTTCCCTACGCTTCTATCCGGGTGAGTTATCATCCGGAATATTCAAATATTTTTGAATTGTTACCTAAAATTTATTATATGCAGCAACAAGGGTATTCGATAGGGTTATTTGCGGTTGATCATCCTGAATTTGATTTTGAGCCCATTAAAAAATTATCTGATTCGTTAAAGGTTGATTTTCGTATGAAAGAATTTTTAGGAGAATATAAAGAAAGAATTTATGGGAATTACAAATATTATACAGGCGCAAGATCGGGGAATGATGTATGCAAGACAACAGAATTATTGATTGCGCCTGATGGTAATATTCATAAATGCCACCGAGATTTATATTCAGGCAGACATCCAGTCGGAAATATTTTAGATGATGATTTAAAGATAGAGTTTAAATTTCGGAAATGTGAGGATCAACAGGCTTGTTCACCATGTGATATAAAATTAAAAAATAATCGGTTCCAAAAATTTGGAGCCTGTAGCGTTCAAATCGAGGGGGGATAAAAATGGCAAAACCTAAAGGATGTGATGGAAAAAGCGGTATCAAAAGTGGTGGGAAGGG